TAGTCGTCCTTATACTGCTCATACATCTCTGCCGTATGCCTGAACCAGAACGCCCACCGCTGGAACTGCTCACCAGTCCTGCTTACAGATATCGGCCACACGTCTTCGCCTTTACCAGTCGGCTTGACCTTGAGTCCGATAATCTTCGCGTCGTAGATATCGAACCCGTACACAGACGCAGCACACGCCAGATATCCCGTCACTTGATTGGATAACAGGAACGACGCCTTCCAACCTTCATCCAATCTCGCTGCCGTTTTATTGTCCTCCAGCACCGCACGATCCTTTGCCTTGTTAAACGTCAATCCGTCCAACGTGCCAATGAACCGGAACTGCTTCTCGTCGTCATATGTGAGCACTACGTCGAACACATTCTCGATGCCCACGGTGCAATTCGGAGTAGCTTCATCCGCCACGTAGATCGGCGAGTTCAACATTCTCGGGACAATCTCGTCGATGTATACGATCGATGCCAATTCCATGTTGGCGATCGTCCTGATCCTATCCTCTGGATCGTCCTCCCAGCCGCTGCTGCGCAGTATCTCGAACGCGAGCACCATCATTGACTCACGCGTATCCTTCTGGTCTGCACTCTTGAGCCAGCAGCGCCTCCATCTGCTTGGATCACTTGTCTGCCCGCGATAGTTTTGCCCTTGCTTCGGCCTGCCGAACAAACGTGTCGCCACTGCCTCCGCGTGCCGTGGCAAGTGCTGCTGTCGATACAGTTGCCATATACGCAGCGCTGCGAACACTTCGTGCATGAGTGCTCCCGCCTCCAGCGCCATCGATCTTGCGTTCGTCTGGTACTGCTTCTGTGCCGACACCACTCCGTACGTCGGGCACATGTTCAGGTTCGTTAGCCGGCTGTTCGAGTACGGATGCATCCCCCTCTGCTCTGCTGTCGTTGGTGTTATTGACAGCAGGTTGGGTGTCTCCTGGACCCTTGGCTTCACTTTCTTCGTATTCATTCTTGGCATTTAGATACCTCCTGAGTTGGTCTTGACAACCCTCAATCACGATCATGAACTTCGCGGGATCGGCACCTATGTTCCTGACCGAGAACTCCAAGGCGTGCAAGGCCTCATACAGTTCCGCACTCTCAGCCGTATCGAAATAGGTGCCGTCGTCAGCCAGAAAGCCCTTAACACTCCTCATCTTCTCCGCCTTCCTCTTCGTATTCCCCTGTTTGACTCAAACGCTCACGCCGCCCAGTATCGACACCTCCCTCGTAAGTGTTTATGAGAAGGCTCACGAGCGCTATTTCGAACAGCCTGCGCTGATCGCCGCTAGCATAGCAATGAAGGTCTGCAAACTCCTTCGCAGCGCCGACCAAATCCACAACCTTTTCCACAGCCATTAGCGTCACCCTTCCTATCTCTGACATTGTCAACCTGCTGTGACCGGAGCCCGAGGCCGAATACCCCTGATGACATGCGGAGCCATTCTCTTTTGTCTCTTCGGCCCTGTAGGCTTGCGTCTCTTTTCCATGCCGATCTGCTTATTCGCCGGCAGTGTCTCCAGCACATACTCGCCGGGATCGAATCTGCCGCCGCGATCGAATGCAATCAACTCGACGCGCAACGCTCCGGGCGTAGCGTACCGTACCCACGACTTGCCTATCAATAGGTACGATCTCGTCCGATAGATACGCGCCTCCACTACGTTTCCCACCCTGCAAGCTGCTTTTGCCGCTGCACAAGTCGATGGGTCTTTCTGGCCGGAATTTGCATCGGCCTTGTTGATCTTGAGCACACACGGCCTAATCGCGTCACGCACCTCGATGCCATCTAGCTTCATGTTAGTCTTCCTCCGGTTTGATTGCTACACTCTCCACTTCGATGCCGTCAGGCCGACCACCACGCAGCACCTTTCGCATCTCCCGTTGCTGCGCCTCGTTCAACTCCACAAAGCCCTGCATGGAGTCGGCCATACTCTCCACGAGCCTTGCGCACGTCATCAACTGGTTCTCCGTGTCGATCAGACGCTCATAGATCATTGTGAGAAAATACGCCGTCTTGCCATCGACGTTCATCTGACGCAACTCTTTCTGGAACTGGTTAAACGTCAACGACATTGTCATGACTCCCCGTCATGTCGCGGAGTACCATCGGGCAATCGCGTAATGGTGACATTTGCCCACATCGCAACCTCCCGCAGTTGGCGCATAATATAAGTTCTATCAGGCCCGTCCGGCAACAATGATTCAAGCTCAAACGCAAACTTGGCGAACCTGTCGCGCACTGTTTGCATACGATTGATCTGCGCTTGCGTTGGTTGCAAATAGTTGAATGTTTCGGGATGTAGCATCTATTCCTCCTGTTCTGTGATTACGTCCATTAACTGTCCGCACTCCGGGCACATTGGACGATAATCTGTGAACTCCACATATATCGTCCATGATTGCTCACCGTCAGGGCACTTGACCAACATCTTGTGCTGCGGCAACTCCATCGGAAACCGCTCACGCGCCTGGTGGACGGCCCGACCTGACAGCGCCACTGGCTCGTTTGTACTCTCCGTTGGCTCCCTTTTTGTCTCCACCTCCCGCAGCCCTACTCTCTTCTCGATCATCCGCGATCTCCACCATGTTGCTTTGATGAATGTCCAACTCCTGCTGGAGTTGAGTAAGCTTCGCCAATCGTGTCTCGACTATTGCATCGAGCTTGTCCATCTTGACAAGCTCGCGAGCAAGCATGGCATACTCCCGTGCAATGCGTTGCCGATCCTTGATAATCAAATGCAGGTTCTTTGCATTCACGCCAGCGTAGTACGTCACAACCGCTGCCATGCGCCTCGCTCTGACCACAAGCAGATGCTGCTCGATCTCTTCTCGCGTCTTATCGCTGAACGCTGGTTGGAGCACGAGCGCCATTACTTCACTAGCTCCTTCAACCGCATGGCCACCTTGCTCCTAAACGCCAACGCCTCGGCCCCCAACATGAAATGCGTCGCCAGTGCCTCCTTCACTAGCGACGCATCCGTAATTAGCTTAGTCTTGATCTGCTCAATCTCTTCCTTGAGCATGTCCAACTCGTTGACGATATGCACAGTAGCTTCGTCGATCTTGGCACCTAGCTGGTCACGAAGCTTGGCAGCGCCATTGTCAGGCTTGGTATAGGCCAACGCAACTTCCTCATTCGGCCTACCGTTCACTGCTGCATCAACGTCAGTCATGTCATCCTCCACTGTTTCATAATAAGAAGGAGGCCGAGCCGGAGTGCAAATCAAGCCCGGCCTCCCCACGGGGTAACTGTTTGACTCAAACAGCTACCGCTCCGTGACTGTGACGCGCACCTGCGATTTCGTGGGAGTACGAGCCTTCTCGATCTGCTCTTTCAGCACAATGACGGGCACTTTGTATGTAGCAAACGCCCACTCACCGAGCACGTCAGGATCGAACCGTCGCACCGGCTCGCTGATGCTAACGGTCATGACGAAGTGCCTACTCTCCGCTGCCAAATAGCTTCCTGGGTCTTTGTTATCCAGATCGCCGAGCATTCCGTCTTCTCTAGCCGACGCAAGCAGCTTATCATACTTGCCGTCTGCGTACTTCCTAATCCAATTCCACATAAACAATTCCGCCAGCGTTCGCGACACGTTTGCTCCGCTGCCGGTATCCTGCTTTATCTTGCTAAGTAGATCATTCGTCACAAGCCCCATTGCCTTGACAATCAAGCCCTGGAATGTGCTCGGTGTCGCCTGTTCACCTTCAGGCTCTTTCATCTTGGATCGTGTAGCCATTCTCATTTCTCCTTTGGTGGCTGAGTGGTTGCCATGAATGCTATGGCTGCCAACGACATGCACAGCGAAAGCAGTGTCGCGGCCCAAAGCAGGACTATAATGGAAAATTCCATCATGTTAACTTTCCTTCTTATTCCACGGTCTGAACTTGAGCAACTCTTCTGGATCGAGCTTTGACCAATCGCCATCGAAGCACAACGCTCGATCATCAATAGTCAAGAACGCAGCAGGCTTCTCGCTGGCAAATATAAGCGGTATGTACTGCGACCTTGGATCATCTGGACCGAACTCCTCACGCAGGCACTTAAAAAGCCACTTGCACATTGCATCACGCGCAAGCGGCTCCTTCGATCGGCTAGAATACACATACACAACGAAATGCTCGCTCGCTTTCCACAGCCACTGTATTGCACCGGGAACTGGTCCGTCACTGATCGTAACAGCATCAGTCCATGGCGACGTGTAGGCATGGATCACACCATCGAAATCCACACACAAGGTCGGCTTGCTATTCTTCACAATATGCACTCCTTCTGTTTGACTCAAACAGCCTGATCGCTGCATCGCGTGAGAATGCACGCACATGATCGCTGCGTCCATCCTCACGCTCGACATAGTACAGCGGCACGCCAGTACCGAAGTAATGCCTGCCACTATACGCATATCCGTCTTGGTTAACACGCACCTTACGACATACGATCACCTTGCTCATGCCCGCCCCTTCGTCGCCGGTTGCCCCTCGAAACGCGCAATCATTTCCTTGAACAGCGTCACGATATCCTTTCGGTCTGCGCCATTCGAAATGAAATTACACCGCCCCTCAACCAATTCGCCAAACTCAAATACGAGCATGACAAAGCCGACCTTACGATCAGCGCCTTTGGCATCTCCGTTGAACGCGTGATCGATATCCTTCGCCAACTGGTTCATTGACTCACGATACGCTTTGTCTATCGGCCCGTCACCAAGTTGATTGCTCACCACATCACCTCCTTTTTGAGTTTATCCAGATCGAAATAGCCCTGGATGTACATGCGGTTGCCTTGCATACTTATTGTGTGATCTCCAGGTGCAGCGTTGCGGAGCTTCTTCTCAAACTCCTCAACGCGCTCTACTGTTAAAGATAGATGTGCACCGATCTTTATGACCGACTGCACAAGCCTTTGATATATGCTGCGCGGCACCTCGCGGCGCTTCGCGAAATGCCTTATCAGCATCTCTAGCTGAATGCCCGCAACACTAATTGCGGACTCGCGTTCGCTGCGCTGTTTGTCGCGTTCAGTCTTAGCCGTTTGCTCGTAGATAATCATCGTTTGCACTCCTATTTGCCTGTTTGACTCACACTACCCAAAGCGCCAATCACGAGCGCCCTGATACTCTTCCCAGTTTCCGTCCTCTTGCGCTGCCTGCTCGCGTTCCCTAGCGTGCCGATCTAGTTCCTGCAAGCGGTTTCTCGTCACCACACGCTTGCCATTGCACGCACGGCACGTAATGTCGTACATGCCACTGAAGTAATCACGCTCGAACTCCGGGTCTTCCGCGAAGTCTGCTCGCGTCAACCCGTGCGCATCGATGCTCGGGTTGACGGTAACGCCTCTGCCCTCACACACAGGGCAGAGGATAAATTTCTCTCGTTCGTGGCGCACCTCACTCTCCTTCTGTTTGACTCACACACTTAAACCCAGGCTCCTCACCACACAGGTAATGCTTCCCAACCCCGAATGTGCATTCCACGTATGGCCCAACATCCGACTCCTTGACTTCCAGCACGGAACCAGCTTGTATACAACTGAAACCGTCGTCGGCTCGCACCTTCATTCCCTTAACCCATTTCATCATAGCTTACCCCTCTGTTTGACTCACACGTTAACGAAGGCACTTACTCTCGACAGGCCTTCCGCTGCGTCTTCCCAGGCATCATCCATGCTCTCACTGGCCTTCTCGTGGCAGATATCGGTCAGCAAGTCCAACACCTTCGCCAGCCCGACCGTATCAACCATTCCTTCCAGCACCGTGCTCATGACATGCACCTTCGCTGCATCCTGAATAGCTTTGCTCGTCGCGTCCATCTTGCACTCCTGTTGTTTGACTCAAACAGCCCGTTCCTCCACCCCTCTGGACAGAAGAACCATCCATTATATCATAATGATATCACTTTGTCAATCCCCCTGCGTCAATTTGTCGCACCTGTGTTGTGACCCTGACCAAGAAAGCGCCGGAGTCGTGACCCTGACCAGGATAAAAAAAAGCCCTGGCGCGCTGCCAGGGCCTTCGTCAGTCGGTTCCCACACATAGCGCTGCGAAAGCAATCAGTATCACGAGCACTATAACTGCGAATGTGTCGTGGCCGTATTCCATACACGGCGCGCTTGGATATACCCCACAAGTATAGCTCATTTCTGCACTCCTATTCAGTGTTTGAGTCAAACAGACCGGGCCGGCACATTTCTGTACCGGCCCGTGCCTTGGCCTAGTTCGCGAGCCGTACCTCGATTGCGTTCTTGGTCTCTTCCAAGGCCGCAACCGCGTTCTTGCTCAGTTCCTTGGTCTTCTCCAGCGCCGTCCGCAGAGACTTGCAGATGGTTAGGATCGCGGCGTCAAGGCTTTCCTTGCCCGTCACTTCTGCTGCCTTCGCAGCACCGGCGGCGAGCGTACCACCGACCGTTCCAGCTTGCCTGGTTCTGTGATTACCGGCACCAGTTACGGAAGCAACGCCCAACGCCGCAGCACCGATATGACCAAGCGACGTGAAGCTAGGCTTCTCGCTCAGTTCCACCCTCGCGTCGCCCAATCCGACGGTCTTGCGCTCGTCCAGAAGCACGCGCTCTTGGCCGAAATGCTTTTTGACCGCCGGACCAGAGATTAGCAAGGTACCGGCCTTCTCATCGAACTTAACATCGATGTTCTGTTCGATGGCACTGTGCGCGCCCATAGCGCACTTCTTCAATTGCGTAAGGAAGTTGCTTCTGAACGTCCTTTTGCGATTGAAGTCGGTCGTGTTGGTTTCCGTTTCTCCGGGCATTGGGAAGCAGTCGCCGACACTGGCGCTCGTCACGACACTCTCGTAAACCACTCCATTCTTGTCCGGTTCGCTCTTGACTTCACGAAAGCCCAAGGCAATGCCAAGCTGATTGTTCAGCTTTTCCATCGCCTTCTTCTCGCCTTCGTAAAGCACGGACAGGTCAATAGACTTGTCCGCACGGGCAGCCTTGATTATGGCCATCGTCAATTGTGACAATTGCTCATACTGCTTGCGACCCTGCAATTGGTTCAGCTCGTCCGTGATCTCCATCTCCCGGCTGGAATTGTTCCAGAGGGCATGAATAACTCGCGGACCAACGTCCACCGATAGCGCGGACCTTTTGACTGCCACGATACCGCCGGTAGTCTCGTTAGCGGCCTTCTCCGCCGCCGTCTCCGCTCGTCCTTTCGGTACGGGCTTCGACACTTTCGTTTCAACAGGCCTTACCGCCGCCCTAGGATTAGTTCCCATGGCGCGCGGGTTTGTTTGACTCAAACGGGACTTAACTACCATTTCATCCTCCAAAAATGCACTAGCAGAATTGCCAGTGATATCATTATGACACAGTGTGACACATTTGTCACTGTGACATATTGTCGCACCCTGCCATCCTACCTTGCGATAGGCTGAAACGGCGTGCCTCTCTCACAGGCACGCCGTTCTACTTATCGCACGTTAGCCGTGACGCCCGCCGCCGCGCCGTGCATCCTGCCAAGTCATCGGCAGTTCGCCATGCTGATCATGGGGAAACTGAATTTCCTCTTCCTCATGAGTGGCTGGCCGCTGTTCGGCCGGAACCGGAACTCCCGGAACCTTCGTGCCAAGCTGTTCGATATAGGTCTTGATCCTATCATCGTTCGGCTTGGCAGTGACCTTACGCGTGGTCGTGGTCTCACCTGCGCCGCAGCCGCCATCCTTCGAAGGCGTACGCATAAACGCAGTGTAAGCATCGCGTCCACTCGCTCCGGTAGCCTGCCGATACTGCCTCCACTTGTAACCGCAAACAGCCTGCCACGATGGCGGGTTATTCGCAGCACCCTCTTGAGCGGCAGCAACGCCCGGTATCACTTGCACGCCTTGCGCATTCGCATTTGACTGCGCATACGCACTAACCGCAAGCGACACCAAAGCAGCACCAATTAGCATCTTCATAGTTTGCACTCCAATAGGGCAAAATTGCCCGCAATGGCCACACATTGCGTATGGCCATTGTAGGGCAATCAAGCCCGTTTGAGTACCTTGCGCGACCGCCCCTAATATCAGAGCTTTGTGGTCCGCGCTAATGCCCGTACGTCATCTGATGGTCCGCGCTGATGGCACGCGCCCTAGACTACTAGGGCAGCAACCCGTGTGAGGGGGCATTCTGTGCCACGCATACATGATGCGTCGTGATCTGTCCATGCCGGTGTCTACAATGGGAGCCGGCGCCCGCAACCCAACCCAGAACCTATCTGCCATCACCTCGCTATCAATCTGATATCGCCACCATACCGAGCCCATACGACCCATGCAAGACCTTTTTTTCATCCTGCGTCATCCTGCCGCACATGCCTCTAGAACGCCCACAAATGCCCGTACGCGTGTTTGAGTCAAACAGGCTACTACCCTAGCGGCCACCACGCGCAAGCCCATCCTTGCCCTTCCTATGGCGTTCTAGGCCTATGCCATCTCCCATCGCCCAATCGCCCATACGCGGCCACGCGTCCCACACCTCCCTCACCACGATAGGCCATTCCTCGCCGAAGGCACGGAATATCCTATCAGTGAGCCCATCGCCTCCTACCAACAACCAACCAACAACCAACAACCAAACAAATACGGACCAACAACAAGTCGCGCTATCGTTTGACTCAAACAGTGCCCACTACAGGCCAATTGACGCGCCTCACCGGCACGGACCACCAATCAAACATTCGCCAATCAAACAAAATTAGGGAGGCTCCATCACCTCCTTCCAATCAAATATCAAACAACAAATCACACAATGCAAGAAACGCCCGTGCCATCGGCATTAGTTGGTGGTTGTTTGTTTGGTGTTTGTTTGGTGTTTGTTTGCTCATGTCCGTGGCCGACCCTCCGCCCCCATTTCCAAACTGCGACACTATGACGCATTGACTTTCGGGGGGGGATGGGGGGGGGCGGTACGGTGTCGGCACGATCGCACTCCTGGAAATCGCAGGATGCACGATGAGCCTTTGCGAAAACGCAGGCTCGCCAGATTCGCAGGATGCACGGTACGGTGCACGTTTGGGTTGTATTGTGAATGCGGTGTTTGAGTCAAACAGACCATGTGCATAGGTGGATTTTAGTGTGTGGGTTAGGACTATCCGTGCCTGCGGCGAGGAGAGACCTAACCCGGAGGAGAGGATAGGTGCTACGCCCAGAGGGCGGATCAGAGAGCGGAAAAACGCAAAACACCGTGAACAAACCGTGAACAGGCATCGCACTTCGTTATGAGCGGGGTGCGACAATATGACGCAGGTGAATGTGAAAATAGTGCTTGACATGGAGCCACGAGAGTGGTAGAGTTGACTGTTATGCTGTGGGGTGGCTCCGCGGGAGGGATATATATACATATTTCGAGCACCAATCGCATCGCGTGTTTGACTCACACACCCATCAGGAACTGCACAAAATGACCGCGAAAAGGCCGGCGAGACGTATTATTGTCAAGTACGAGACCATTTTGCCGCATTTTGAGACCTACAAACAGGCTGCATTTGTCATCGATGGCGATAAATTGATGCTTCCGAAGCGTCTTGTTGTGATTGATTCTGATAGCAAACGGGTCATTTTGCCTCTATGGCTCCTCATGGATAGGCTAAGCAGGGCAAGAATAGACAAATTGAGGCGTCTGGCTAAGCGTGTTTGAGTCAAACACCGATACTTAGTGCTATCATTTGTGATATCACACGAAAAATAGTGCTTGACAAAGGCCTTTTTTTGTGTCATAATTGGGGCGTTGGATGGGTTTTTTGCGGCTTGCATCCTCCCACCGCACGGTAGGACCGTCCAGCCAGGGGGCCGAGCACGATCCGTACGTTTGGCCATGTACGTTGCGACGGTGACTCGGTCCCCTGATTTCTGCAAGCTGTTTGAGTCAAACAAGGGGTAGGAATATGAGCGACGAGCAGACCAGAGAAGAGGATGCACCTGATAACGAACTGCCGCCAGTGACTGTGGTTGTACCGGAGCCGCATCCTGGACCGACAACTGATCGAAGAACGTACGATCTGGCTCGCGAGGAACAGGTTCGGAAGTATAACGAGGAGCAGGCGGCGCTCGACGAGGCTGCGAACAAGCGGGCGGCCGAGCAGACGAAGCGGGCAATGGAAGAGCAGGCTCAGCAGCAGAGCCAAGGAGGGGCGCCGCAACAGCCGCAGGACCCGACGAGGCCGGTGCATCAGCAGCCGATACCGGAAGATGCACCGTTGCCGGATGAAGACGAAGAGACGGAGCCGGTACCGGAACAGGAGAAGAAACGTGGCTCAAAGTACGGCAGAAGGTGACGCAGTCCACAAGAAGAATTCAGCGGATATCGTCGCACAGTTAGCTGTGAATACCGCGAAAGCGGCAACAGTTCCGCCCAACGTAGGCAGATCAGAGCCCGCGTTGGATTTGCGTATCATGCAGGGCACAGCCAATGGCGTCGTGCCCAATCGCGTTTTGTCCAGCAGATAGGAGAAATCATGGCAACGAATACCGCTACGGCAAACGTGAAAGGCGGTTTGTTCGGCGACTCGGCCGGGCTTTCGCAGTTGGTGAGTATCAGTGGTAAGGATGGCAGGCGTTCGTCTGCTGCCAAGAACCTGGCTCAGAAGTCTATGTTAGCGTTGCGTAAGATCATGATTACGACGGCTGGCGTAGCTCCCGGTGCCGTCGCGACACAGACGTTTCCGCAGGTGGAAGCGAATGTGGAACTTGGTGGTAAGCGTGCGATTACGCAGACAGTTCTTATTAATCGTGCGACAACGGCTGCGGATGTGAGTGAGTACAAGAATGATGTGCTTGCGTGGTCCACGCGTACAACCTTCGGTAGTAATCCAGTACCGAACAAGGACGGCAATCCACTCGGCACGCGTTGAGTTTGAGTCAAACAGGGAGGGGTTGCAATGGCTAAAGCGACGGCGAACGGGCACAAGGCCGTTGTGAAGCGCTCGAAGCTGGCGGCTTGGGGCGATCCTTATGTGATGGCAGACGGCAAAGTCATTCCTCCAGAAGTGCTGTTTAGTGATCCTGCGAAGAGTCATGTAAAATCTAGCAGTGAATACAGGCCGTTGCGTAAGCGATCGATTCCTGAGTTGCCAGCTTCGACGAAGGCCATGAAGGGTATTGCGATGGTGTTTACGCTTACCATCATGGGTCTGACAGATCGGGATATCGCCGAGATGTTGGACATTATGCCATCCGACGTTCGTAGCGTACGGACGCATCCGGGATATGGTGAGACGTTCGAGATCGTCGCGTCGGAGTTCGTCAGCGCGAAGTCGAAGCGTCTTGTGTCCCGTATTGCTGCATATGCCGACGATGCGTTGGACAATGTGTACGGCATTGCGATGAATGGCCAGAAAGAAAACAATGTGTTGAAGGCAAGCATCGATCTTCTGGATCGTGCGGGCGTTCGACCGAAGGATTTGGCCGAGGGCAAGGGTCAGCAGAACGAGTTGCGTATCACGATTGTCAAGGGTGACAGTGACGCCGAGGTTGCTGTCAATGGGATAACACTCGACAACTAGGAGGCGAGAATGACTTGGGTCGTGAACAAGGCAGGAACAAATGCAGGTCCACCCGTTGATCCTCCTTATTCGAAGATCAATCGTTTCGTGGCGACTGCGGCGGCGCTCGCAACGGCGACCCCGCTCTATCCTGGAGAGCCTGTCCTTGCGCTTGACACGGGTGATACGTTCCAGGCCACGGACATAACGACGGGGCACTGGCAGAAGCAGGCGGTGAAACAATAGCGTTTGAGTCAAACACATGCCGAATTACAAAGTCATCGAAGGCTCTGTGCAGTCGGGCTTTTATCATAGCCGGGCGAAGATTCAGGTATTCGGCGGTGCGTTCGCGAATGGTAAGACGACGGCGTTGGCGATCAAGGCATTGAAGCTGGTAAAAGATTACCCTGGTTGTAATGGATTGCTGGCAAGAGAGACATACCCGAAGCTGAATGATACGCTTCGCAAGGTGTTCTTCAAATGGTGTCCACCCGACTGGGTGATGAAGAAGCCGACGATTGACGACAATACGTGCTACATGAAGAACGGCTCGGTTGTCAATTTCCGTTACATATCGCAGCGTGGGAGGGCTCGCAATGATGGGAGTTCGACGAGTAATCTTCTATCCGCAACGTATGATTGGATCGGGGTCGATCAGATCGAAGACCCGGGTATCATACACAAAGATTTCTTTGACCTCCTTGGCCGTCTTCGTGGGGACACGCCTTATCAGGCCGACGAAGAAGATTTATCCATGCCCGCCACAGGCCCACGTTGGCTTATGCTTACGGCAAACCCATCACACAATTGGTTCTACAAGGAACTCATACAGCCGTACCTGCTTTGGTTGAAGACCGGACAGCGAGTGGAGAAGCTGCTTGTGGATACCGATTCGGGTATGCCGATCATTGAATTATTTGAGAGTGACACTTACGCGAATAAGCATAACTTATCACATGACTACATCGTCGGACTCGAATCGACATACAAAGGTCAGATGCGCGACCGTTTCCTACTCGGGAAATGGGTCGCGTTCGAGGGCCTGGTGCATCCTGATTACGATCCGTCGGTCCATACCATATCGCGTGAGGAAGCCGAGAATTACTTGGCGGAATGCCTACTTCGTCATGTTCAGATTCAGGCAATTGAGTCTTACGATTTCGGTATAGTGTCGCCGAGTTGTTATTTGATGGGTTTCGTTGATGACCGTGGAAGAGTTATTATACTGGATGGCTATTACCAAAGCGATTTCCCATACAATCTACAGCCGCAAGCGATCCGGGACATACGGGCAAAGTATGCCGGTTTGCTGATGTTCAACAACAGAATCCATGCTGATCCCGCGATATTCAAGAAGGTGGTTGTCGCTGGGATGCGAGAGACAGGAGCGACCATTGCGAAACTGTATCAGGACGATAAAATCTATATGCGACCGTCGAGCAATGATGTTGTCACAGGCATTGCGAAGGTTAATTCTTATTTGGCTGGAAAGAAGGGCGTTCCACATATAATTACGAAAGAGGACCCGAGTCCGCTGTTGTATTTTGCGGACGATTTAGCGTTCATTAGCGACGAGATGACGGCATATTACTGGAAGCAGAATACGGCCGGCCAGCGTATTGATGAGCCGATGGATGCGAATGACCATGCGATGAATGCGTTGAAATACATGCTCTCGTATCTACCAGAGGTGAGCAAGATTATCGTGCCTGAGTCGGCCATGCCTCCGAAATGGTCGTATTGGCATGAGGTGGAACTAGATCACAAGCCGAGTGCATTCTAGCCGTGGCGGCGGGACCGCCATAACGTAGGAGGACGTGATGAAAAAACTACTGCTTGCCGGCGCAATGCTTGTTGCTACTGCCGGTAGCGGCGCGTGGGCTGATAACTTCAACTATACGGGGTTTTCAGTTGATCCGGGGATTTCAGTCACGTTGACTGACCCTACATTACTGAACGCACCGTTCACGGCATCGGTCGGAGAGATTACCCTGACTGGGACTGGAACGTTCATGGGCCAGAATATCACAAGCATCGCTGCATGGTGCGTGGATATCCTTACCGGCCTGAACCCTACCGGGACGTACAACATCGTTCCGTTCCCCGGTCCCGGCAGTGTTGGGAATGGCAACCCGTCCATTTCCGCGTTGCAGGTGACTGAAATGGCGAGCGTCATCGATCACTTCGGCGGCGCACTGGACAATAATCCGGCTGCTGCACAGCTAGCAATATGGCGGCTGGAATACGGTCCAGGACTTACGTTCTCTTCCTCCAGCACCGCAGGACTTGCCGACATTACTGCATCGGTGACATTGGCGGCGGAAGCTTCGTCGGGCGGGGCGCTGTTTGATCCGGGCGCTCGTTTTGATCTGTTGGACGTGGTACCCACCGATCAGATATTGGCTGTTGCAGTTCCTACCGTTCCGATTCCGGCTGCGTTGCCGTTGTTTGCGGGTGGGTTTGGCCTTATGGGCTGGCTGTCCCGCCGTCGGAAACGCTCGTCAACTTAACACGGCTGACCCCTGTGTGATGGGCGTGGGCGGGGCGGTTCGAGCGTCCCTCTGACCGTCTCGCCCGAAACACTCCAACTGTTTGAGTCAAACACATGACAGATGTATATGGCGCCGACGAGACAGATGTGGATGATGGCGACGATACGTCATCAGCACCAGGGCGTAGCGGCGAGCCGGAGCCAGTATATCGCATTTATGAAGGCAGCCGTATCGCGATTAGCTCGTCGGTAGGCAAGCTGTGGCAACGCAGGATCAATGCTGCGATCAAGGCGTACGAACAGGTTACGATTGCATGGGATGAGGTGTTCCGGTATTACAATAATAGCCAGGGTCGTGCGATTGAGTCGTCCCGTGGTGTGTTCAAGCGTGGCGACGTGACGGAGAATGTCGTATTCTCGAACCTGAATGTCATGCTACCGGCGGTTTATAGCAAAAATCCCGACATTACGGTCAGCACAGCGGACAGCACCGATCAGGATTTCTGCAAGGCGCTGGAGAAGCTGATAAACACGCTATTCAGGACGACGCTGCGTGCGAAGCTGAAGATCAAGAAGTGCGTAGGCGTTGGACTGCTCACGAATTTCGGCGTTTTGAAGCTGGATTATACCAGAAAGGATGACTCGCGAGAAGTCGCTGTGCAGCAATTGACGGAAATCACACAGCAATTGGCGACGGTGAAGAGCCAAGAAGAGGTTTCGAATCTCTACGGGCAGATGGAAGCCTTAGAGATGAATATGGAGGTGATGAAGCCGAGTGGGCCGAGTTTGAGTAATGTGCTGCCGCATAACTTGATTATCGATCCGTATGCCGAATTACAGGATGGCACCGATGCGGACTGGCAGGCCGAGCGAGTGTTTTTACCGACCGCAATGCTTACGCAACGGTTCACAATGCCTGATCCTGATTCGGCGGAAGGCACCGGCGAGAATGGCGATCTCAAATGCGGCTCGCGAGTTCTAATTTACAAGCCAACACACAAGGCATCGTTTGATACATCGGACGGGAAGCGTGACGACGGCCTTGGATTTGTGCAGCAGGCGATGGAATCGGGTGTGGATAGTACACACCATACAGATGATGAACGCACTGCATATCTGAATATGTACACTACAGAGTGTTACCTCATTTGGGACAGGCTGACACATCGAGTTATGCTATTTCATAGAGATGACTGGACATGGCCGTTGTGGGTCTGGGATGACCCGTTGAACATCAGTCGGTTTTTCCCGTACTACATCATTGGTTACACTATGAGCACCGGCGGTACTGTTGCCGTGGGCGAGTCGTCGTATTACCTGGACCAGCAGGACGAAATCAACGTCATCAATCGCAAGTTGCGGCGTATGCGCACGTCAGTGTTCGACTATTTCTTCTACAATGCCGACAAGGTGGACAGCGATCAGGTCGAGAAGATGCTGAACGGCATACGTGGCGAGAATGTCGGCAGTGACAATAAGCACATGTGCGGCGTCAAGGCCGGTGAGGGGAAAATCTCGGATATTTTCGAGTCGCTGTACCCGAAAATGGATCAATACAAGGAGCTATTCAACAAGCAGGATTTGCTGGACGCGATCAATAGAATTACCAATACCAGCGATGCATTGCGCGGCGTGCAGTTCAAGACGAACACAAATGAGGACGCCGTAAACACGTATCAGGAGTCAATGAAGCTATCCGTGGGTGCGAAGGTTGACGTTGTGGAAGACGCCGTGGCGGATATAGCCAGTTCATTGGCCGAGTTGTGTGTTCAATACATGACCGTGGACGATGTAGTTGGTTTGATTGGCCCGGCGCTTGGTCAGAATTTCAAGCAAATGTCCGTGGCGACGCTCAACAGCACGTATAATATGGAGATTGTCGCCGGCAGCATGGAGAAGCCGAATAGCATATTCAAGAAGAAGGAGGCTATTCAGATCGCCCAGGCTATTGGGCAATTTGCGCAGGCAGCACCTGGAGCTACGCTGAAAGTGATGCTCAAGGTGCTCGAACAAGCATTTAGCGAGGTTGTTATTCAGCCGGAGGATTGGGATGCGATCGATGCGGAGATTCAGGCCAAGACCGGGCAAGGCACCGGGTCGATGACTGGTACGCAGCCGGGTGGGAACCAGCCACCAGACCAGCCTCCAGGCGGTGCAGATGCAGGATCGCCTGGTGCACCAACACCAACAGGAACGCAGGGGCCGGGTACGCAGCCTGGACAGAACATTGAGCAATTGCTGGCCAATATCCCGCCGCAGGTGAAGCAGCAGGTTGTACAGATGAAACAACAGGGTGCCGATCCGCACATGATTATGAGCTACTTGTTGCAGCATGTGGCCCAGCTACATGCGGCGCAAGGTGGGCAGCCACCACCGGGAGGACCACCGTCATCCCCGGCACCTAACGGTGGTGGTCAGCCTGCTCCAGTATTACCCAAGAAGTCGCCATTAGCTAAGATGACACCAACGCAGTGAGAGGAGTGAGCTATGACGGAACGGAACCTGGACGGTGGTTCAGAGAGCGCCATGGATATGGTGCTGGATAACCTTGGTATGGACGAAGCCGATATCGGTGGAGGGGAAGAAGGCGGAGAGGAAGGCGAAAGCGGAGAACTAGGGGAAAGCGGCGAGTCGTTTGAGTCAGACAGAGGTCGGCAGGAATACGGTGAGCCTCGTCAGCAACAGCCGGGGCGACAACAACCGCAGCAGCAGGCGCGACCACTGCCTCGCGGTGCAGAGGTCCAGGCCGACCAACGCGGGAACCTGATCGGTGCTGATGGTAAGGTTGTCGCCAAGGCGGGTTTCGAAGCCCGCATGTATCAGGAGACACAGCGCAGCCGGCGGGAGCTTGCAACGGAGCAGGCTCGTTCGCAGGACCTAACATCGCGGCTGACGAGAGCGATTGAATTGGGGCAACAGTTCCATAATCGAATCGAAGGGCTCACAGCGCAGCTTAACGACCGGAACACCGCGGCTGCACGCCTGGGTCTGAACGATGGCGAGTCCATTCAGGCGATGCAACTTGCGTCAGAAGCGAAGCGTGATCCTGTATCTACGCTCAAGAAGATTCTGACAATGGCGGCCGCTGCCGGCGTCGATGTTACACGAATTGGTATTTCGCCTGGTGGTGTGGACTCCCAGGCGTTGATGGGTATGGTGCAGAACGAGATCAGAGGGGCGCTGACTCCACTGCAACAGCGTATGCAAGCCGAGCAGTTTCAACAGCAGCAGCAGGAAACGGCTCAGCGTGTGTATCATGAGACGGAACGTGAGGTCAATGGCTTCTTCATCTCGAACCCCGCAGCGCGGGAGTATATACCAGTATTCCATGCAGTATTGAGTCAACCCCAGTTCCAGCACATGTCCATGAGCGAGGTCTGGGCGAGGATACAGTTGAACCATATGCGCTTGACCGCTAACAACGGCAACGGGCAGATGAGACAAGCGAGACGGAACTTACCAACCGGGCGCGGATCGCCACAGTTCACACAATCGAACGGCATGGCGCCTATAGGGCAATCGTACGACTCGATACTCAGGGAGACGCTTGACTCTCTAGGCGTTTGAGTCAAACAACGGAGTTCTACCGATGGCTACTCTTGACACAGTTGTCAACGCGATGTTGACTCGCAGCCGTGCCAAGTTGATTATGGCATCTGCGATCTCCGGCACAGTGAGCGCATATCTACATGCGAAGAAGCGTGTGGTGGTTGAGGACGGCGGACCCCAGATCAGCAATCCGCTGATTACTGGCCTGAACCCCAACGTGACTTCGATGCAGTATTACGACACCGTGCCGGTCAACCAAACGAACGAATTCGTGACGGTCAATCACTTCATGTCACGGGTCGTCGGGTCGCTGATTATCTCCGATCAGGAAGAGGACGAGAACCAGGGTCGGGCAGCGATCTTCAAAATCATCAAGGGCAAGATCATGGCCCTCGATGAGTCAATCTCTCGTCAGTTTGCTACGTACCACACGAGCGTGGGAGCCGGGACCGATCCAAACGGCCTGGGCAATCTCATTCCGGTTGATCCGACCAGCGGGTCTGTTGGTGGTATCAGCATGGCGAGTGAGAGCCAGTGGAGGACCTCATCGTACGACTTCACAGGCACGCTGACGCCGGAGAACATCGAGGAGGCATTCGATGATATCACCGAACTTGACCTCAATCGGTCAACAGACGGTCAAAGCTCTCCACAGCCTACTGTCATCTTTGCGGGCCGCAACATCTATCGAATGCACAAAGCGGCCGCCCGAGACAAGCAACATATCAATCTTGACGCTACCGGAACTGGAAAAAAGCTTGTCAACCTGGGGATCGTCGGCACCACGCACAACGGTATTCCACTGCTGTTCGACGAGAAACTCAATGCAAATCAAGCGTATTTTGTCAACGACGGGTACATGACGCTGCATGTGCTGCGTGGTGTCAACATGAAGATCAAGCAATTGGTTGCTCCGTGGTCTATGGATGCAACCGGCCGGCGCGTCGTGTGGGAGGGTCAGCTTTGCACATGGCGTAACTACAGGACACACGCGTTCCTGACTAACTAGTCCTAGCTTTTTGACTCAAACAGGAGAATAGATATGAAGCCGTTTCTCGCTTTCATCATGCCAGTCGGCGATGGTCCTGTTGATCCTGGATTTGGAGTGCCTGGTTGGCCATCCCATCCAATCGCTCCCGGTGGCCAGCCGCCGCATCCATCACAGGGACCAGGCTTCCCGACGCATCCTATAGCTCCGGGTGGCCAGCCTCCAGGCATCTGGCCGAGCCCTGGGCATCCGTCGCATCCCATCGCACCTGGTGGTCAGCCTCCAGGAATCTGGGGTGGCGGAAATGAGCCATTCCCGACGCCGCCGATTTTCATTCCTCCGAATCAGCCTCCAGTTGATCCGCCGAGTGACGACGCCGTTATCGAATGGAAGTCAGGCTGGACCGCTGACAAGGGCTGGGTCACGGTTGGCATTGTGACGCCTGAAATGCCAGTCCCGACCCCGTCGAAGCCGCCCAAGGCGTAACGCGAGGTACAGCATGATTACAGCGAACATGATAGGAGCGCGACTCGCGTACGTCGTTCGCGAGTTGCAGGGGACGGTCAAGCGCGAGAAATGTCGGCTCGTGCTTTCCCGAAAAGGCAATGCGAAGCAACGCGACCAGTATGAGTGGAAGAAGGAAATGGTCGAAGAGCCCGCGGGATATATGGTGTACTTTCCCCGTGGGCATGTTGTTCGCATCCCAAATCGCCAACTTCTTGAGCACTACCAATTGCACAGGAAGCCACGAATCATCAACCTAGAGGGCTTGTCTGATCCGAACAGTCCTCTAGGCCGTGTGATGATGGCACAGGATGCTGATGCTCGTGCCGGTGCCATGATCGATATGGAAACCATGGTCATCCAAATGGCCTGTGCCAAGACCGGCCCGCAATTGATGCCGGAACAGGTCGCGGAGAAGGAGGTAGCATGACCGCGAGAGATCGAAGATTCAGTCAGCAAGGCATCAACAATTATGTCAAGGCGATGCAATACTCGTCCGACATGATTGATCTCGAACCACAGAACTTCTCGCTTGGCACACCGGGACTTGCCAATCCGACGAAGTACACAACAGGCGTCATTGCAGCGAACGGTGCGGCTGGTAGCGTTGCTGCGCTGGCCGTCGTTGGTGTTGCAGACTCGACTTACGGCCGTACGATTACAGTCACGCCGTCGATCGCTCCTGGCAATGCCAACGTCGTTGAGGTCATTGGGCAAGACTATATCGGTCAGCCCATGGTCGAGCGGTTCACTGGCGCGGCTGGTGCTACAACTGCGCTGGTTGGCAAAAAAGCGTTCTATCGTGTCATATCAGTGCGAACTGTTACTCCATCGACGGCTGCGGTTCTACTCTCAATCGGTACCGGCGCGGGACTCGGACTACCATACAAGGGCGTGATTGCGTTTGCGCACGAAGCCGGCGTCTTGGTTCCGCAAGCGTCGATCACGATACCGGCGGTGTTTACGTTGCCTGATCTGACTGATCCTGCCACGAACGTCTCTGGCGATCCTCGTGGCACGTATCAGCCGATCATGACGCTGGATGGCGTGTCCAGAATCGACGTGGATATGTTCGGCGACAACAGCGTGAACGTTGCCGGCAATGGTGGATTCCTCGGTATTCAGCAATTCACCAGCTAGTGTGTGAGTCAAACACTATGGTCAAGGCCCTGTTGGATAGCATGAAGTCCCAGCCCCTTGCCATAGCTCTTGTGACAGTCAACCTTGTGTTCCTGTGGGTCTACAATGAACATGCGGAGCGACGGGATCAGTTAATTGCACAGATGGTCAGCAGTTGCCTTGGCAAGGAGTCGAAATAATGTCTGCAACTATCCGCCATATTGTTGACGACGCACAGGAATTGGTTGGCGAGGTATCGGGTCCAGGCGTGCAGATGTATTCGGATGATCGCATGTTTGCTGATGCGATTCGTGCATTCAACATGCTATTCAAGAAGTACAATTGGCGCAACTATTGCGACTGGCTGCAATTGGCGCTCGATGGCGTGACGGGAACGGTGACGACTAATGAGCTAATGAACGTGCAGGATTTCGAAGACATAATTGCCGTGCGCAGGGATGGCGCATTTACGAATTTGACTCTTGCGCCGCGAGGCATCAGTCCGTTTCAGCCGGATATGTCCTCGGGATCAGGGCCGCTCTACTGGAACGCTCTTAATGTACTGAATCCACTGTATGCGACGAAACGCATTTTCGTGATGCCGAAGACCTCGGTCGGCAAAATCAACGTGTTCGCGAAGTTCTATCCAGTGCAGAATGATGCTTGGGACTGGCAGGACACGTTCTACATGGATCGTGACATGCTGGTATATGGGACGGCATGGGCTACGCTATCCACTGACGATCTGAATGCTGCCGCCGCGGATATGGCGAAGAACATGATGGAGATGCGCTACAAGGACATTCTGGCGCAGTTTGCCTCACACGAGATAACCTTCGGCTCCGGTGGTCGAACGGGCATTCCTAACGAATGGCTCGTCGGTACTGGCGTTTGAGTCAAACAGGTGCATCATGGGAATGCTGTTTCCAAAGACCTTTTCTGGCAAGACGCCTAGATCACAGCTTCTGAGTCTATCGCTCAGGGGCTTTGGTGGTGGGCTGAACTCCGTGGACGACGACTTCACCATGGAGCCTAAGTATGCTATGACGTTGAAGAATTTTCGCCGCACGCCATCGGGAGGGCAGCAGGTACGATTTGGGAGCAACTGGTTCGCGGACGTGAAAGGCTTTGCGGCCGGCAACATTATGGACATGTGCTACTTCAACGGGCGCATAGTCGTTGTGATGGACTCCGGTGAAATAGCGACAGTGACGCCTACAGGTGTTGTTGCTGTTGGATGGAACAGTGGGGTTGCCAATGCGCTTCCAGGGCATCCGAGTGGTTGGAAAAGCACGTACGTTGCAGTAAGTTTTGTGCCGTTCAAGGATACGCTTATTATTCACAACGGCGTCGATAAGCCGATTGTTATAGATAAGAATTACAAGTTTGACTACTTGCAGGACTTGGCAGTAGGTAGCAACGTGAATACGCCAATAGGCAAATACGGATGCGTTGCGCAGAACTACCATTGCATAGCGGGAGTTGTGAATCTACCAACGACCATCTATATATCTGCGGTCGGTACTTCTGGTGTGTTTCCTGGCGACGCGGCTCCTAACGATAGCATTTCGATCGACGTTGGTGCTTATTCTCCAGAGGGCGCGGTTGCAATTCGAGGCCTGGCAGGCTTTCGAAGCTATCTTATCGTGTTCTTCCAAGGTCAGTCGCTACTTGTGCAGCTAGGTAATTACGATTCCAATGGCATTCATAAGCCTCAGTTCCCTGATACATTGCCAAAATTTGGCTTGCTTGGACAACGATGCGTTACGCCAGTAGAGCACGATCTAATTTTCTCGGGACTTGATGGATTCAGCGATGCCAAGAAGAACCTGTTTAGTGGTGTGATTACCAGCGATCACGTGAGCGATCGTATCGAGCCGTTCTATCGGAACATAACAGGTAATTTGACAGATTCCCAACAGCAGAATAACTGCTTCATGGTTCACGATCCGTTGTGGCATGACACTATTCTATTCAATCCGTCAGGACGATGCTTTGTGCATACCGGCAGTGAGAATCTACACTATAGCTCATGGTCCGAGTACAACTTTCCGAAAGCCTGGACATGTGCGTGTGTAACGTTTCTGGGCCGTATATTCTATGCGCTCGGCACAAGAATTTACCAGCATGGCAACCCTGTGTTTATTGGCGAGAACTACTATGCGGACTGTATGAATGACCGTGATGCTAACTGGGCAGTCAACACAATTTATGGCGCGGGCCAAATCATTCGTGATACGCTTGGCAACGTTTCATATACGTGTATGGTTGCGCACACGAGTGGAACGTCAAACATAGCAGCCGATATTGCTGCCAACCCTACCTGGTGGTTAAAATACACAGGCATACCGATCGCGTTCGAGATGGAACTACCGTGGCTGAGCGGCAAAGACCCGATGAAATCAAAGCATTTGCGCTTCATTAGCATAGGAACGCTGGGCTCGGCGGAATTTACAGCAGAGGCATATGTAGATGGGATGTATAAGGATGATAACGGCGTCGTGCGTTTCGGCCCGGGGTTGTCTGTGCCATTCACGGGTGGTGGTACACTCGGCGCAGGCTACAATGATGGTCCCATGGGTGGTGGCAGGCGTGCGGACGATCCTAGGCTATGGGGCTATCCGCTCAAGTTCAAGCTCTTGAAGCTGCGATTCATAGGGACGACAACTAAGCCGCTCCAGATCATTAGCGCGTCGTTTCTGTACTCACGAGGCAAATACAAGCGCTGACTGTGTGACTCAAACAGGGGCATGAGCCATGACGCTCACATATACGAAATACTTTCGGCTCCCAAAGACGGACTTCCTATCCGAGCCATGGATACAAGGCATATGGGATTCGTTCGATGCGATCGATTTGGCGTTATATGGAGTCACGCAGTCAACAGGCGCTACGCTATGGGCGAACTCATACGATTACATTGTCGGAAATCTAGCTATTGACAGTGCTGATGCTACAACTTGGCTGTGCGTTCAGACACATATAAGCGCTGCGGTACCGACGACGTTTGCGCAGGACAGAGCGGCCCATCCGTCGTATTGGTCCCCGATTGTGCTATCGTTCAGGCCGCGTGGCCAATGGCTGCAAAACACTGCATACCATATCGGCGATCAGGTATACGATACAACCGCAGGTCGCAGCGTATATGCGATATGCGTTGTTGACCATGTGAGTACAGCGACTGGTAGTATCCAGACCGATGCCGCATACTGGGCGTTTACATATAATAGCCTGGCGCCTACGACCGCCTCTGGTATTGGATATAGCAATACAACCAGTAACCTAGTCGCGACGAATGTGCAGGCCGCCATTGACGAAGTCGTCTTGAAGAAGGCACCGCTGGCATCTCCGGCGTTTACAGGTGCGCCGACAGTACCAACAGTCACGCCGCCAAGTGACAATTCGACAAAGATTGCTAATACAGCGTATGTGCAGTCGGTTGCGGCAGCGTTAATAGCAGGCAGTGTGCAATCATTCAACGGCCGTAACGGAGCGGTGACGCTGACGCTTGGCGACGTGACTGGCGTAGGCGGCGCGCCGATTGCCAGTCCAGCGTTTACTGGTGCGCCGACCGTTCCGACTGTGACGCCAAACACCGATAGCTCGACAAAGATTGCCAATACCGCTTTTGTACAGTCTCTGGTGGCGACAGCAGGTGGCGTAACAAGCTGGAATGGCCGTGCAGGCGTTGTGACAATGACGCTCGGCGACATTACAACTCTCGGCGGCGCTCCCATCAATTCACCAGCATTTACAGGTACACCAACTGCACCGACAGTATCTCCCGGTACAGACAATTCGACGAAACTTGCTACTACAGCATTCGTGCAGAGCGCTGTGGCAGCAGTTTCCAGCGGTGTGACAACTGTTACTGCTGGCCCTGGTTTGACAGGTGGAGGCTCCGGGGCTGTCACGCTCTCAGTTGCACCAGCCGGTGTGACCGATGCAATGCTTGGAACGATGCCGGCTAACACACTCAAGGGCAACAACACTGGAGCAGCAGCAGCACCAATCAGTTTGACTCAAACACAAGCCATGGCACTTCTCGGTGCGGCTCCGCTGAACTCGCCAGCACTCACCGGGACACCTACTGCACCGACGCCAACAGCTAACGACAGCTCGACCAAGCTCGCCACGACCGCCTTCGTAATGGGGCAGATACCAAGCGGTGGAGGCGGGTCCACGGTTTACGTTTCAGATACGCCTCCGCCTGGAGTGCCTGACAACTCACTGTGGTGGGAGAGCGACAGCGGCTTGTTGTGGATCAGATACAATGACGGGGACAGCACTCAATGGGTAATTGCAGCGCCGCAGGCCGATACGACACTGTTCCTGCCTAAAGCTAGTGGTGTAGCGTCTAATCTTACACTAACTGCTGATCCAACTGTCGCTCTCGGCGCTGTGACTAAGCAGTATGTCGATGCGCAAGTGGCCAATACCGCTAATCCTTATAACTTCTCAGGGCTTGGAGGGTTGCAAGTCAATGGTTCCATGGACATAGCGCAAATGTACGGCACTACAGCGGTTCCTATGTCCGGTACCGCAACAACAATCGCTCCGGTCGATGCATGGCGATCGTGGCTTACTTTGAGCGCCGCAGCCGGCACCGTCCAGCAAATCCAAAACGACTTAACGACTCGGCCCTTTGGGTTTATGCAGAGCTTGCAGATGAAAATGACGACACCAGTTGCAGCCACGCCGCCGGCAACTGACTACGTTACACTTACGCAGAGCATCGAAGGATACAGATGGAATCAAACACGTTGGGGATATTCATCTGGCCAGCCGATCACGATTTCGTTTCTGGTTATGGCAAGCAAGCCCGGCACGTACTCTCTGTCATTATGGAACACTTACGCTAGCAATAACACCAGCTACACAACAACTTACACAATCAATAACGCCGGCACATGGGAATATAAACAAATAGTGATTCCACCCGAGACAACAAAGAACTGGTATCCGTGGCAATACGAGGGAGTGCGGATTCACTGGACGTTCGCTGCCGGCGCAAACATGCTAACGTCAAATGTTAATAGTTGGCAGCCTACGATCTCTTACTACGGCGCTGCCGGCATGACAAATGCCTTCGACACAGCTAACAATATTGTTGGATTGACTGGAGTACATGTTGCTGTTGGCAGTCAGGGACCGGCGCTTGGCATACTGCCAAATGTGCTTCGTACGCAGGATCAGGAATATATGGTGTGCCAGCGATATCTCCGTCCTGCAACGCGTGGAGACATTGGGTTCGCATACAGTGCAACAAATATCAGGTTCCCTATTAAGCACGTAGGAATGAAAAGCAATCCTGCGGCTCAGATGGGAAGTTTAGGCGTCATAAACGTATACGACACGACGACGTTTGTAGCAACTCAGCAGAGCGCAACAAATATCAGTACCTATGCCATATATCCAGACGGCGGAATATACGATGCAGGGAATTTCAGTGGCCTAACAGCCGGTCGTGCGTATATGCTTAGTAACTCCACAAACTTCTGGATATATTCGCAGCCTTAAGCGTTTGACTCAAACGAGGACGGGACTATGGGCATCAACTTTCCAAATACTCCGACTGTTGGTCAGCTTTATCCGCAGCCGTTAGTTGCAGGTCTGCCGGTTTACCGCTGGGACGGTGAGAAGTGGTCTACACAGGGCACAGGCCTTAGTAAAACGCCAATCTATGCGGATGGATCGGTGGCCATGTCAGCACCGCTTACGTTGCTAGGCGATCCTGCCAATCCCACCGATGCAGCCGATAAGCACTACGTGGATGGCATGGTTCCGCTTTCCGGTGGTACTCTGACTGGACCGCTTGTTCTGAGCGCAGACCCTGCGGTTCCTCTTGGTGCAGCTACCAAGCAGTACGTTGATAGCAAAGCAGCACAGAACCGTAACCGTCTTATCAACGGTCAGTTCATGGTCGATCAATACAACAACTATGCAACGGTAACTCCAAGTGCTACTGGCTATGTTAGTGACAGATGGCAAGTATCAATAACACAGCCAAGCAAATTATCATTTCACACGATACAGAGCATAGGAAATGGACCTGCTGGCGCTACTGGGATTATTTCAATCAACACAGTCTCGGCGCTTGCGCCTATAGCAACTGACGTTGCCGTGATTCAGCAATTGATCGAATTTCTGAACATAGCCGATTTCACGTTTGGAACCGCTGCGGCATCGCCGATAACGCTTTCGTTTTGGATACAAGCGAGTGCTGCTGGAACTTATTCCGGAGCGGTGTTGAACGGCGCGAGCAGTCGCTCATACGTCTTTACTTTCAATGTCACGACTGCAAGTGTTTGGCAGAAAATTGTCATCAACATTCCACCTGATGGCGCTGCCGGTTCCGGTTTGTGGATCTCGAATCCGTATGTCAATGGTATGTTTGTAACGTTCGACCTGGGATGCGGCGCAAACTACCGTACATCTAGCGTTGGGGTATGGCTTAATGGAAACTTCAAAGCCGCTAACGGCGGTATTGCGATGGTTGGCAACGCCAGCGCATGGATTAACTTAAGCAACATTCAACTTGAGTTAGGCTCTGTGGCCTCGCCGTACGACTGGCGAAATGATGCAGATGTGCTTGCACAGTGTCTGCGTTATTATCAGGTGATAACCGGCCAGAGCGGAACCAGCAACGTCATGGGACAATGCGCCTCTACCACCAACGCGCAGATATTGGTGCCGCTAGCCCCTCCTATGCGAGTGTCCCCGAACTTCAGCTACAGTGCGCTAACTGATTGGACACTAATGTCTGCCGCTTATACTACTATTGCTTTAGCATCGCTAGGAATAAATAGTGGCAGCAATGCGCACTTAATGCTAACAGCGACTGTTGCATCGGGACTGGTAGGAGGAAACGCGACTATGCTACATGGCAGCGCCAACGCGCGGCTATACCTTTCCGCCGAGCTATAGTGTGAGTCAAACAGATGCCGACGACGCGCAAAACACACGTACGGCGATATACCGAGATCGACATTCCTGGTATAATCGACCATGCCGCTCGTGAGATTCCCAAGCTGCCGAACTACAAAGGCGTAGTCGTCGATCCGTCGCGCATTAAGTTCATGCTGGACCAGAACATTAACAACGATGGCTACTTCATGACCTTCGTTCTGCTGAACGAGCGCGAGGAGCTTGTGGGAGGCATCGGCGCTTATTGCGTAACGATGGCATTCTCTTGGGACCGCGTATGCAATGACATATTCTTATTTATACTGCCTGAATATCGCACGCTGCCGAATGCGTTGAAGCTCATAGCAGCATATCGCGACTGGGCGCTAGCACGCAAGGCTACCATAATCGGAGCCACGTACACAGGAGGAGGAAACGATGAAGGAATGGACAAGCTACTCAAGGTAGCAGGTTTCGAGCCAATAGGGAAACTCTATCACTATCGCGTCAAACAGAGGAGCAAGGAAAATGTCAGCACCGAGTATGCCTCCAGATAACAGCCTAGCAGTTGAACAGATGCAAGAAGCGGCTGCCGCGAAGGCCCAAGCTGCGGCCGATGCGAAGGCTGCACAGGACAAGGCCGACCTCTTGGCACTACGCACAAGCTCGGCAGCAGGCGGAACGGCATCGGCAAAAGACTACTTCTCGCAACAGGGGCTCGACCCTTCACAATATGCAACCGATATCGACTCACAGATTTCGAGCATCCTTGCTGGCATCTCGCCAACTGATCCGAATCCTGGTGCGGCGTTTCAGGACGTTGGCGCTCGCATCTACAATCAGGAGACTACCGGAGCCCAGGCCAGAGCAAATCAGCAGCTTGACAAGCTGTTCCCCGGCAACTTCGAAACGCAGCGTATCAACATGCAAACCGTCGATCCATACATTCAGGGCATCGACACAGAGCAACGCCAGAGCGCAGATGCAATCATTCAGAACATGCTATCCCGTGGTGTTATCACCCCAGCAGGTCAGAGCGCCGCTGAGGCGGAACTCGACCGTCAGAATCCTGGTGTGCTGGCGAAGCTTAACGAGATTGGCACTGGTACTGTTGCCACTGAGCAGCAGTCTCTACGCGATGTCGCAAATCAGGCACGTACCCAGGCCTCAACTCTCAAGCTTGGCGACACCTTCGATCCAAACACTTACGGCAGTTCCGCAGACAAGCAGTTCAGCGACTTCATCACTAACCTCGGAACAACCCTCCGTGGTAAAATCGGATCGGCTAACCTCTTCAATACTACAGGCTTGGCCGCTATCGCAGGAGCCGGACAAGGAGCCCAGAACCTGCCCTTCGATCCAACAGCCCAGCAAGGAGTCGTTGACCCGAACGCACAGGCGAACCAGAAGCAGAATACTGACACTTCCTCCGTGTTCTGATCCGCTGTTTGACTCACACACAGGAGCGTCCCATGTCAGGACCAGCAACAGGTGGAGGTGGCAGCGGCGATCCGTTCGGCAATATATTCGGGAGCCGTGACGATAAGATCGAGCAGAATATCCCAGGCTATACAATTGTGAAATTGCCTGGGAGGATACAGATGCTGCCTGGTGCGCCAACGACAGCAGCAGATGGCACCGTAACACCTGGTGTAACACCCGGTGCGGGTGGAGGCTATACAACGCTTGGCGGAAAGCATCGCTATGCGAGCCAATGGGATACTCCTGCCGGTGTGCAGGAGCGTCTCAACAGAACCAATCAAGCCGCTGCGTACAAGGCGCAAATAGTGCAGAACAACATGATAGCTCAAGGTCTACTGCCGGCCAACACACCTCCTATAATTGCCATGCCTGGTACAGCAGGCGCGCCTGCTCGTCCCGCAGCCGGTGCGTGGCCTGCTTCTACTACCGGGACGACCACGTACACACCTGCCACATCCGCACCTGCGGCTGCTGCGGTTGCTCCGGTCTACGTACCATCTCAAGGCGGTCAGCCACTATTCGATCCCGCGACCGGCAGGGTCATGGCGAAACAGCCAACAACACCGGCTGGCGTCCGTGCGTTAATGCTTAAATGGCAAACGAATAACGACCAAAGAGCGTTGATGCAGCAGCCGCCGCTGTCTTTCGACGAGTACCAAAAGTACGGTGCACAGGGTAAGACACCGATGACCAACGTCATTACTCCGCAGGTAAACAGTCAGGCCATATACAATCAACAGACTCCTGCTGCTGCTGCGGCTCCTGCTGCTGCCGTGGCTCCAAGTGCACCGCCCACATCATACAATCAAAACCCTGTATCCCCTGTACCTACGCCTTCTGCACCACTGGTTACTGCGCCGCCTGTGCCGCCACCCGCAGCATCAGGAGGAACAATTGGTGCCGTGCTAGACACGCTGAAGAATCTGTGGACAGGCACGCGCACTCCCGCGTTCGGAGGGACCGAGCCTGGGCAAGCCACTCCTAGCGCTCCGCCTGTTGGGCCGCAGTCATTCAACGATCCACGTGGACCACAGACTGGCGACATGCGATACGAGCCGCTGCCTGATGATGCCGAAGAGGAGACAGCATAATGGCCGAGATCGCAGGTGCCCTTGTTGGTCTAATCGGTGCAGGGCTACAATACAGTGCCCAGCAGGAGCAAGCGCAAATCCAACTTATGAACTTGCGCTTCCAGCAGCAGATGGCTCGGCAACAGCAACGCATGGCGTCGGCAACGCGCACCGATGCCTATGGCAATACACAGCGATACAATCAAGCAACGAATACATGGGAAACAGACCTGACGCCAACACAGAGAAGCATCGTCGGCGCAGGCGAGCAACAGCAATTGAAGCAGCTAACCGAGGACGCTACACGCAACAGATTGATCCTCGAAGAGCAACGCCAGCGCGGCCTTGAGGCGATCCCAGACTACCAGAAGGCTCTTGCCGGCTTCCGCTACGATCAGGCACCAAGCCGTGCAGCCGATGAAGACAAGCTGTTCTCGTTAATGTCGCTTGCGAATCAAGATGCAGTCGGCGGAGACAGACAAGCAATTGGGCGCACGTTGCTCCGGCAGGGACGTGGCGCAGACTACGCAACGTTTATCAAATCAATGGACGATGCGCAAGGCCAGAACATTGGCGCCAATCTAACCAAAGCATACCAAGAATCGATACCACAATACGCGCAGGACGTTCAGCAGCGCCAGCAACACTACCTTCCGCTACTGGACCAGTTGCAGAAGACGATGGCCGGCGGCATGTCTAGTGCACCAAATCCGTACTCAACCGTTCCTCAAGAGCTTAACGCAATCGAAGGACAACAAGCACAGGCGATCCAGTCGGCTATGGCATCGGGAGCGTCGGCGGTCGGTAGCGCATACGACGCCTATGGCAGGGCTGTCGGGCAGTCTCCCAACCTAAGCGGCATCAAGTTCGGTGGCGGTGGCGGCGGCGGCGGCGGGCGTAGTAGTAATCAGCAGTCGCAGTATGGACTTGTGCCGAATACGACGGCTGGGCAGGACCCTGGAGTAGGATACACCGATACAACACCTTCGTATCCAGCGATCCCATACGTGTCTGGCGATTATTCGAATCCGTTCGCTGGAGGAGTTGGGCCGCCGCAGCAGGACGCCTGGAATTCCTACGGCGGCGACTCGACCGGATGGACTAGCGATTCAGGCTTTGCATAGGAGGACCACATGCCAATAGTCTCCAAGGCGCAGCAAAGATTCATGTATGCGCATCAAGGTGATTCAGGTGAGACAGGTGTCGTTGCCCGCGACTTCATAGCCAAGACGCCTCCGACAGCGTACAAAGGGCTTCCGGAGCGTGCATCGTCAGGAAAGATGCCGGACTTTCGAGCCAGCGTACTTAACAAGATCATGAGCCAACTCAACCAAGAGTGAAAGGAGAGCACTATGACAATGATGCCCCCAAGCGGAGGCGGTGCGCCGCCACGAGGAATGCCTCCAGGCGGCGGAATGCCTCCACAAGGAATGCCGCCCGGAGCAGGTGGAGGAATGCCCCCAGGGTTAGCCCAGCTAGCGTCGAGCGTCCCGCCGGGAATGCTCCAGCAGATCATGAAGATGATCCCTCCGCAAGTGGTGCAAGCCGCTGCGGCCAATCCGTCAATCATTCCACAGCTTGCCCAGCGGTTCCTGCCTATGCTGCTGGGTCGCATGGGCGGCGGCGGCGGTATGCCTCCTGGTGGCGGTGGTGGTATGCCTATGCCTCCCGGCGGTGGTGGTATGCCGCCTCCAGGACTAGGCCGAAGACCCCCGCCGCCTCGCGGTGGTGGAATGGGTGGACCGCCTCCCGGTGCGTTCTCAGGCAATGGCCCACCGCAGCCGTCATCGCAGGGCTCGATCCAGCCCATGTCCACCGAGGACGAGCTTGCGATGGCCCAGCAGCAGATGGGCAAGAAGCCGCGTGGCGGATACTGAACCCCAAGCCTGTGTGAGTCAAACAGATGGCCGATGACATCGACGAACTCGAAAGCCTTGCACCGCAAGACGACACACAGGACGACGACCAGAAGTACGGGTTGCAGCCGGAGCCGCTACCGTCTACGGCTGCACCTTTCGTTCCTCCACCGCCGCAGGATGAACACATTCCACTGGAGGATGCCGTCATGCTGGCATCTCCACAGGAAGGCCCACAGGGGGCTACTATCGGCATGGTGCCGCCGCCGCCCATGCCGCTACCAATGCAGCCGATGGGAAACTTGCAAGGTATGCAGGCATCCCCCGCCGAGACATTACAAGCGCTATCTCCGGCTGCTTACACACCGCCGCCTGCTCCACCAACACAGCAGCCGTATGCCGTTGCTGCATCGAACACGCCTCCTCCACCTGTACAGAACATGCCATCGCCTGCGGGTGCAGTACAGCCTTATCAATATTTGCTCAGTCGCGGCACTGATCTCAATGCGCAGTTTCTCAATCCAACCTTTGCGAACAGGCTAACACAGGCAATACAAGCTGCCGAATCAGCTACAGGGTCCAAAGCTTCACTATCCGATCTATACCGACCAGCAGAAATACAGGCACAATACTATGCAGACTACACCAGACACCCCGTCACCTTCGGAGGAACCACGTACCAGCCGAATCCAAACAACACGGGCGGGTTGGCCGCTCCGCCCGGACGCAGCCTTCATGAACAAGGTCTGGCGGCAGATATACGCAAGGGTCCGGTGCTGGATTACCTGCATCAGAATGCGGGTCGTTACGGGCTGGAGTTCCTTAAAGGCAGCGCATTCCAACGCGACCCTGTGCATATCCAGATGGCTGGAGGGCGATCAGGGGCGGCTGGTCCTAGCGGTAGTATTCCTGGTCCTGGTGCTGGCGCTGCTGGCGCTCCTGGGCCATATGGCGGTGCAACGGCTCCAGCATCTGCAAACAATCTAATGCAGTTGCGGCAGGCGCAATTCAGCCAAGAGCTTGCTGATCCCAATACGCGGCGATTATTTGCAGCTTCGGTCAACGCAGAAGTCGGCGGGCAGGGACCGCGAGCCGAGCAGGCGTACATCGAGTCGGTGATGAATCGCGCTGCGTCGCGTGGCATGACGCTGAATCAGGCTCTTACGAGCGCCCATTCTCAAATCGATCCCGTGACTGGCCAGCGCGGCTACTACCCTGACACAACCATAAGAAAGCTTGGCGAAGGCTTTGGGCCGGATCAACAAGGACGTATCAACGGTTACATACAGAATGCACTGCGCGGCTCAAACGTCAGTAACTTTGCTACAGGCAACGAGAGCGGCAGCGTGCATTCCGGCGGTGCGCCTGTGGCATTTGATCCACGTACCGGCGAACGTTTCGTCCAAGAGAATGCCGATGCGAAATGGGTCGCATCGATGATGGGCGGTAAGGCAGCGCCTATCCGGTATGCAGCACGTGACACCGGAACCATGACGGATGCATCACCCGAGCTACCGTATCAGGTGGCCAGCGTAAACATAGCCGGTGCGCCTGACGAACCGATTCAACAGCCGGAGGAAGCTGGACCGCCACAAGAAGATCAGGACGTGGCGGCGATGCGCGAATACCTGGATCAGCTAAAGCGTCCTATGCAGCCGCAAGCGCCTGTGTCGCCGTTGCCTCCGGTGCCGCCTGTAGACTTACAGCCTGCTACAACGCCGTCGGACGCTGACCTTCTCCCGTGGTGGATGGCCAGTGCCATGCTGCCAACCGATATGCCGAGTTTGACTCACACAGTGATCGGCGCTGACGGGCAGCCGCAAAATGTGCAGGCATTCGATGCAGCACTAGACCCTACCATTGGCATGACGAAGGGCATAGCGCAGTCGCCAGAGTTCCTGCAACGATTTGCGAACGGAGAGATAAAGCCGCTTAGTCACATGAGCGGCGAGAACCAGAAGTCCATGACGCATGTGCAAGACCATCTATCTGATAATACTGGAACACAGATTGCCAAAGCGTTGGCGCTTGGAGAAGTGCCTCCAGAAGGCGCGGCGAGCACCGGGGCGCGAGTCGGTATGGCAATTGCTGGCCTTCCGTCACGCATGGCGCAAGGTGCATACGAAACCGCCATGACTCCGGGACGAATGGCAGAAGAGGCTTACCACGGCGATATCAGCCATATGCTTGGCGGAACTCGCGAACAGGAAGCAATAGACTGGGCCAATGAGGCAGCACAGGCTACAATAGGAGCAACCACGCCATTCAGGACACCTACAGGGCTTGGCTCGGCTGGCGGCAAGATAATAATGCCAGAGCTTCCTAGAGACACTTCAGGACAGTTCGTCGAGCGGCCTGGAATGCCTGTGCATCCGAAAGACCCTGCGACTGGAAAGTTCGTCCGCCTGGAACCTACATTCGAGAAGCCTACCGCCGCCGCACCACCTCCTGCGGCCGAGGCACCCGTAGCGCCTCCACTGGCTACCAAAGGGTTAAGTCCTGTCGGAGAGCTTCTTGCATTACGTGAGACACAGCCTCCCGTGCAGGCGGCTGCACCGACCAAACTGCCGCCTGCTCCCCAAATACCACCGCCGCCGGCCGCTCCTCCGGTGCCTCCACCGAACGCTCGTGCATTCGCAACAAATCCACGTGCACTCGGAATGAATCCTAGGGCTGTCGCTGCCCGTCGTGCTGCCGAGGTGCAAGCCGCAGACGTTACTCAGCGCACAGAACCTCCAGTGCTTCCGCAGCCTGCACCAGGAACGCAACGACAAGCACCGCCTATTATACGGCCTCCTGCAGGACCAGCCGCTGTATCCATACCGGCACCTGCCGCCACCAGAGCCATACCTGTGGACGTTGTGCCGGCTAATCAGGTTCCTAACCTGCCTCCAATGCCCGGCACGCCGCAGCCCAGTTTGACTCAAACACCACCCGTCGCGCCGCCGCCCAGCGTACCGCCGCCTAGCATACCGCCGCCTAGCGTACCGGCGATACCCACTGCTGCGCCTGCGTCTTTAACATGGAAAGCGAACTTCACACCCAAAGACTATTCGCTTCTTGCCAACGACCGAATAGGCCCTATCGATTCGTATGCGGCAAAGACAGGATTGACGCCTCAAGTGCTAGACGAGCTACATGACATGCTCAGGGAATACACCGGCTCACAATCACAGTCTCTAGCGAATGCGGCAGTTGAGGAAGGACGCGCCATATCGCCGCACTTCGAATTCAAAGTGCCTGTGTCGCTGCGGAAGATCGAGGCGTATGCGAACTTCAGAAAGAACAAAGGTTTCAGAGAGTACCTGAACGACTATAGCGATCTCGATGAGGTTCGAAACATACAACGGAAGCGCACAGCCGCGACAAATGCAAATCCGCAAGTTGGGCCTCCGATGGTGCATGGCAAGACGGAAGCCGACATTCTACAGAGCCTTAACAGTGCGGAACAAGCCCACCCAGACTGGGCACGCGTACGTGGTCACTACCGAGAGAACATACTAGAGTCGCGCCGAGGACAGGCCGAGGGCGAGCACTCGATTATGACGAAGAGCGAGGAGCTTAACAAACACGCGTACAATCCGAACGAGGTTCCGGTCAGCAGGAGCCGGCGTGCAGAATACCTTAAGTATCCCAACGGCCGGAATGCTATGGGCGAGCCTATACGCCGTCCCGATCCCATCAAGGCAGCCATAGAGTACGTGACCGCAAAGGCACGACAAACCATAAACGAACAAGCCACCGGCAAGGTTATTGATACAATACGACAGTCTCCCGGCGGCCAACACATGTTCAAGTTCGTGAAACCAGGAGACATCTCGCAGTCGCTCCAGAACCGTCATATAAGAATGTATCGCCGTGGCGTGAGGCAGCATGTTATCGCGGACAATCCCACGATGAAGGACCTGCTTAGATTCGGGCCAGATCATTTCAGTATGGGCACAGTAAGCAAAGTGTTAGGCTTTCCAAGGCGGGTGTTCGTAGCCAGCACAACAGGGCTGTTGCAACCATACTTTGCGGTCAGGGATACGCTTCGAAACTACCGCATCGCAAAATTAAACTCTGCTGGGATGAGATATGCGAAGAGACCCCCTGGGCTTGCCAGAACGGGATACGCTATAGGATCGTCCTCGCTAGCACGATTAGCCAAACACGCATCGTACTCACTTGACGCCACTAGCGGAGGGTGGTTACGTCACGCCTTTGGTGACAACGCTTCAAACCACATAGCGAATATACTAGCAAATCAGTATGCGCGCAGCACGGTTGCGAACATACGAGCCAGAGGTACGCACTCCATCGGACTAATGCGATACGGTGCTGATAGCGCCTTGGTCAATCCGCATAGTCGATTGAGGGCCATGGTGCAGGACATGAGCACCAGGCCAGGAACTCGACAACTGGCAACATTGGGTCACGCCTACCGGAATTTTCTAAACGATGTGCATCAGTCACTACAGACAGCAAGCGTGCAGAAGAACTTCCGGCGCGTATACAAGCAGACACAAAAGGAGCTAGGACCGTCAGCGACACATGAAGAGATAACGGATGCGACGTACAATAAGCTCGTACCCGATGCAAACGCGCTAGTGGGCGATCCGTTGGTGTCCGGTACCGCGCGCAATCAGGAAGGCCATTTCATCAGGTACCAAACCAAGGACCCAATGTCTGCGGGCCTAGCTGCTAGAGCGAAGGTTGCCGAGGCATGGGTCGGCACTCACGACACGCTGCGTGAACTGTCTCCATGGCATAACATGTCCATGCAAGGACTAAAGGCATTTCCAAGGTCAGCTAAGCGCAGCCGTGCCAAGTTTGCTCTCAAGGCCCTCACGTCCGTTATAGCGCCGCCAGTGCTTACCTATATGTGGAACTCGGCTGCGGGCGTAGACCCAGAAGGCACTCCGTACATACGTCACCAACTCTATGGCAGAAACGAATACAGGCGCGGCATGTCCCTGTACATTGCATGGCCAGGAAGGCGCGCAGCAGAAGGTATAGAGATGCCATGGCCACAGGAATTTGTCTTTCCCAAGATGGGAATGGAAGCCATAATGTCACACATATACGGAGACAACTACTGGAGCGATGACCATGGCCCAAATGCGCCACATTGGTCTAAATCACAGGATGCCAAGGCAGCGCTCGCGACAGCACTTGATGTTGTGCTGCCACCAATACACCCACTATTCGGAGCAGGTATGGAGGCACTAGGAGCGTCCGCGCCAGGCAACGTCGGGGCATTCTTTCGCAGCCCGCTAGGAAACACGCTTGGCCAGAACGTAGGCGCTTCTGATATTGGCGGCGACACCTTCATGCGTAAACAGAACCAATTCGATACGAACAAAGTAATGAGTCAGCTAAACGAAAGCTTGTCCAGGGCTGTAAGTCCTGCGATCCTTGATATGTGGCTGGCCGGACTCGGAGCGTATGAGCACTCGGACGAAACCGGGTATGCCAACGCATTAGGGAACAGCCTCAAACAAATGGGCAAGCTGCAACTACAACGCACGGATTTGCTTAACAATGCCTTCAACACGTTTGCGCCACCGGCTGGCAACACGCGAATGGTAAACGAAATGTATAACAGGGATCAGGCAATCAAAGGACTTCTCCAATACTATCATCAATGGGGAATGACCGGAGAACAGTTCGTAACCAAAGCGAAGCCCACAAGTCCGTCAGGTGAAGCTATGGCAACACGTCTGCTAGGACCGCAGATACCACCGCATTCGCCTGGCCTAGACCAAGTACCTGCAACCAATCCACTCTATAAAGAGTTCGCTGCACTGCTAGATGCGCGCTTCAACAAAGATAGTCTCGACAGAGGAGGCATGGGATTCAAATCACTATGGGATCGGTACAGTTCGGACTCCAAAGCCATTCAGTCCATGCGGTACATCGACTTCGGCAACTTGCCCACATGGAAGCGGCGCATAGAAGAAAGGCCGGATGTGATGCAGGCACTGAAAAACGCCGGCATAGACCATACTGACCCGTTCGCGGTTAGGAGTTGGTATGAGCGTCACAGGCAAGCGGCTGCAAGAGAGATCAATGCAGCAATTACTCGCGTCGAAGACGAAATGACAGCGAGGCATCCCGAGTATGGTAGACGCATCACCATACAAGATATTACGCCGCACGGCGTGCCAGACTTTGGCACTCCACCTGGGGAGGAACAATGAGCACGGACGATGACTGGCAAGTAAAGATCACGAAGTTCCTAATCGACGGCGGCACACAAGGTCGCCGCCAGTCCGAGCTTATCGCTAAGGCTGGCGGCAACATTCGCGACGGCGAGGTGATAGCGTTCCTCAAGATACTTGCGGCTGATAAAAAAGTTAACAAGTACATACTGCCCGGGCAAATAGCCCAATGGCGCGCCACAACAAACATCGAGAAACTATCATGACACAGAACGAGTGGGTGGGCTGCCTTATGTGGATCGCGGTCGTGGCAAGCCTGACTGCATTCTGGATTTTCATCCTCACGCTAATCAGGCCCCCTGTTTGACTCAAACAGCAACAGTCTTCATGTTGCTCCAGCGATGCAACCCGTTTGGGTCCTCCACGAAACGCTTCGTCTTCTCGTCCCAGCTTGTTGGATACGATATCTTGCATTCCGCTCCGATCGATAACGGCTCGGGCGGCCTTCGTCCCCATGCATCCTGAATCATCAAAGGACTCTCCGCATACTTCTTCAAGATGCGGAGAGCCGTCTTTGCATACTTGGTTTCTGCCATACCCACAAGATTATCGTGGACATTGATTGCAACCCTGGCGTGTCCCTTCGGCCATTCGTCATCCTCTTCTGCCTGGTACCATACCTGCACGACCTTGTCGCCGATCGTACTCTGAGGATAAAACGCCACGACGGACTTGGCCACCTCGTCATCTACTGGCTGCAACACACGAAACCTGCGACCAAGTGCATTGTACAGCGCTCGATCCTTTCTAAACGTATACTCTTCCTGCTTCCACCAATCCTGCAACTCGGGCGTGATCTTATGATACAACAAGAACGCCCGGGCAGCTACATGATACGACAAGCCTGTTACCTCTGAGAGCCTGAACCGCTCCATGCGGTAGTTAAGCCCATGACGGCAACGTTTGGAGACATAGCGAATCGTAGGGCGATTATCCTCGTCCCAATCCGAACTTGGTACATCCGCGTAAGGAACCTTGAACATCTCCGAGGCCAGTGCACGATGGCAATCGTAACTGCCGTCACGTCGTGCTCTGGCAAACTGGTCCTTCCACTTAGCAATGTCGGCTCTGAACGAAACAACCTGGGCCTCAGCCTGTGCCAGATCAAAGTAGATATAGACACATCCAGGGTCTGTAACAAAGAAGCCTCTGGCTCGCATAGGCTGATTCTGGATGTTACCACCCTCACCGTTAATAAGCTGAGCAGAGGACAGCCGTCCAGGAGCATTCTGCGTTCCGTACTGCTTAAACTCAAACCGAAACCGCCCATCTTTCGACTCCTTCGCGTTAGCGTACGTGCCACGAAATTTGTCTTCCTCTTTGTACTTATTCAGTGCAGATAGCATCTCCCTTTCTACTGGCCGTGTCTTCGCGTGCTTCATTATGTGGTCACGATTCGTCTTGTCTGTAGACAGCCCTACGCCTTGCAGACTGAGCCGCTCGAAGAATAGCTCACGCATCTGCTGCCACGAGCCTGGATTCGGAAAGTATGTCGAATCCTCCGTACACTCATGCACAAGCCTATGGAATTCCTCCTCGATGCTTGCCACATCCTTATCAATCTCCATAGCAATCGCTGCCTTCACTGTCTTATCCACCGGCAGGCCATGCACTGTTGCCTCCACCAAATGCGGTTGCGCACGCATGACATGCTCAAAGAAGAACTTGCTCAGCCCCTGCTTCTCCAACTCAGCCCGCTCTCTCTGCGCAATCGCCCAAGTTATGGCTGCGTCTTTGCAGTTGTAGACCCAGAACTCGTTAATGTCTCCTCCTTCTTTCCAGTAGTCTCCTTCGTCTTTGTAGTAGGGGTGGTTCGTGTACTGACTAGTGAGATAAGCAAGGTTGTGCGGTAGTTGCGGGTAGAGAGTGTGATGCGCCAGCAACGTATCAAACCAGACACGAATGCGGAGCCAGTCACGGAGCCTACACCAATACGCATCGAACCCTCCGTTCTGTGCGATGACCTTGTGTGAGTCAAACAGCCTCTGGATCGCCATCCAAACATCCTGCTCTTCCGTTGGTGTGAACGTATTGCGATCAGCGTCACGGAAGTTAATGCAGATGGCGCGATGCGCCTCATTCGCGAGACCCATACACGCAGTCTCGTCATTCAATCCTTCAATGTCGGCAGCCACCGGCTTGTTGGTGCGCTGCATGTCGAGCAGGAACGACATGGTTTCTCGATACGTCGGGTTGATAATTGCATCAACCTCGTACGGCTTGAACGTTCCTGCTACAACCTGCCCGACCTTCTGCATATCCATCAGGAACGTGATCTCAGCTTTGGGCTCATGTAATGGATACGCTGGATTGTTGGTACAAACAGCACTTCCCCTCTTACCGTTCGGCAGATTGATATCCACTACCGATCCTCGCCAAGAACCTATGCCGTTCTTGCCGAGCACGGCAGTGAGCGCGTAACCGCCGAGCAGCACGACCGTCTTGAGGTTCGGCAGTTGCGACAACTCCCATTGCAGCAACTCATGCCACTGCGCAAGCTCATGCACATCCATCTTGAACTTGGAAGTCTCCGACATAGTGATTTGCCGCTTGATGACATTGGTCGCATACACATTCTCCGGCGTGAGTCCGTAGCGAGCCGTATGCTTCCACAGCAATTGACCGGACTTGCCAACAAGCGGAGCCTTCTTACGCACCTCTACCTCGCCGAGCCCTTCACCTATGAACGCAGTCTCGGCCTCCGCAGGACCGCTGCAAACAGCCTGTACGTCAAGGCCATACGCGCTAGCCATCGCGGCAAACTCTTCTGCTATGCTCATTTCTCTTCCTCTATGATTGTTGCAATCTTCGCGATCTTCGCCTGTAGATCATCCAACGTTCCGTCATTGCGGATATGCGCATTCGCGTTCGGAATCATGAATGGATATACGCGCTCTTGCGCATCACGCACAATCTGAATCAGGAAGTAGTCTCCGAGCGCACGACAATCCAACATGCTCACGCCGTCATCCACCACAACGTATACAGGATTGTGCCGCCAGTGCTTTGTCCTTTCCTTCAACATGCTGCCCATAACGTTCGGCCCATAGTTGAACCGTAGATGCGCCGCCTCAAGTCTTAGAAAGTCCTTGCAGGTTTTTGATAATAATACGGACAACGGCTCGTCCATCTTGAAGCTCCCTAACTTCAGCCCTAATGACATAGCTAGATAATGCTTCATTGGCGCTTCGAAGGAGCAATGCACCGCTGAGCACCCCTTCTGCCGGAACCATGACACGAGCAATGCAGCCGCGGTGCTTTTGCCACTGAGCGATGGCCCTGTGAATACTATATATCGCTGCCGCCTCGTTTGAGTCAAACGGCTCATCTCCAGACTCCCATTCGGTCATGTGCGTACCTCGCGGCGGAGTGCCAGAAACATCGCTCTGCGATCCGCTATAATGAGCACGCGCGTCTTGGCTCGTGTCACGGCTGTGTAGAAATTGTTCCGGTTCAACAGGAACGGTGACGTGCTGGACATACAATAGACCACAGTATTGAACTCGCTGCCCTGTGCCTTGTGTGTCGTGATGGCGTAACCCAACTCAAGCTGCTTGCGCGGATCGTAATTGATTGTAGTCCGCAGAAAGTTATTGTATGCCCTAATGCTCGGTGGTACTTCGATGCTACGCCCTTCGGAAGTCTTTAGCCAGATCGAACCATCCTCGGTATCAATCTTAGCTACACGACCAATTTCGCCATTGAACAGGTCCAACTGATAATCATTCTTGACCCACAGAAATTTATCATTTGCGCGTATGACAAGATCACGCTCTTTCTTGTCGAATCGTGGCAAGCGCAACAACTGCTTGTCTTTATTCAGCTTCACCTGGATAGACGGATTGACACGCAGCGTACCTACAGGTCCCTTGCGCGTGGGCATAATAATTTGGTTGCCGTCGTCCGCATACTCAGGGTGCCCCTCGATCAGCTTAATCAGCGTAAGCGTGGGATTGTCTTCGTACCGAACGTCGAACCTATCATTACGCAACGGAATTTGACCACGCAGGATGCGATACGCGTTGCTTACAATCTCGTCATCCGATCTAAAGTTATACGTCAATGTGACTGCTGGGAACTTGGCCAATATCGTCCTGAATGGCGGCGGCCCTTCCTCTACTGGTAGCAATTGGTTGTTGTCGCCGAAGAACCTAATCACGCCCTTCTTCTGCAATGCTGCTATGAGTCCATGATAAAGCTCTGGTCCGATCATCGACGACTCGTCAACGAGAACGACAAATTCATCGAGTGGGTATGCAGCGCACCGCTTCGGCTCGTTCCTTGGTGGTATCTCGTCACCGTCGTCACCGTATAGTGGGTCGTCGTTAGGCTGCGGATACTCCAACAACTTGTGTATGGTCTTCGCTGTGATGCCTGTCAGTTCGTAAATACGCTTCGCGGCTCTGCCAGTCGGAGCGCACAATGCCACCTTGTACTTCTTGCATAGCTCGTGATACACATAGCCGAGCACCAGCGTCTTGCCGGTCCCAGCACCGCCAGTGACTGAAACAATGCGGCTGGTCATGTCCTGGCAGAGGTCTATGGCGTACTTCTGCTCGCTACTCAAACGTGTTTGTCTCACACTCGTCAACTGCTCACTTTCTCCCACGTTCAATCTCCTTCGGTGTTGACCCCGGAGGCGCGTTCGGATCGAGCACCACCGACGTATGGGCATTACGCTGTTGTGTCTTGATACCGTCCTTGTCTACGCTCTCCTTAACAATCGTTAGTCGGTACACGTAATATGAATCTGCGCTGATATCATCAGCAGTCGTCTCGTTTGTGTAAACAAGCGCCTGTGGCGGGACACGCCCGGACATTGCGAGGTTCCAGTATGAACCATCGTGTTCCGAGTACAGATCGCCGGGCCGCAGGTCGCGGAGTGTGGTCTTAGTTGCGATTACTCGCACACGCATTACGCAGCCTCTTCTGATTTAACCTCTGCTATGACTGCTCTAGCTGTCTGGACGAGTACATTACGCATGAACTGAGCTTGCGTAAGGCCCAGCAATTGCGCTGCCGTCGTTATGTCTCTTCTGTCCTCCAGTCGCACTCGAATAATCACCTGACAGACGCCTCGGCTGACATACTCACCGAGGCGCAACTGCACCGAGTCAACCATCGCTGCCCTCCCCTGCCTTTCCTCTCAGTCGCAGGTCGTTCAGATAACCGACGAACACATGATACGTGTCTGTTGCGCCGGCTGTTCGCTCCAGAAGTCTCATAATCGAGTCAGCTTGCCGCTCGATGTGCGGTTCGCTACAATCGTTATCACTCTCCCAGAGCGCTGCAACGATCTGCGCTCGGACCCATACTTGATCTTCCACGTCCTGCTCTCCTTCCATCACTTCTCTCCTTCTCTGCTATTTGCTTACACAAAAGGCCCGACACTGTTTGACTCACACAGTGTCGGGCCATCCTCAACTACCGCGTACGGCCGCGGCCTGCACGACCGCGTGCCGCTGGAGCCGTCTCTACCTCTGGCTCCGGTTCCGGTGCTCCACGAGGCGCCGGAGCGTCTTCCAGCGGCTCGATCGACGCAATCTCCGCACGCTTGCCAGACGTGGGATCGCGCGGATTGATGGTCTGCCTGATCCTCAATCGGGCACGGCAACCCATCCAATCGTTGGGGTCGATCGAAGACGTATTCGCATCCAGACCGATAGCCTCAACGAACTTGCGCAGATTGAACAAGGCGCGGCGATCCTTACCGTCCCTTGGCCTGATCTGCCGGTTCCAGAACAACACCGCGCCATCCTCGAAATCCTGCTGAATGTCAGCGGGAATCTCGTCAGGCCCGATGATGAACCGGACAGCGTAGTAAGCGTTGCCTTTGGCACTTGTGGCAACCTGCACGTCCTGGATTTCTCCGACGTACAGCCCGGCAGGCAACTCTGCCGGTTTCTCAACATCAGCGAGGCTTTCGTCAAGCTCGATGATATCGAGGGCTTCATCGTCTTCAGCCATTATCATCCTCCAGAAGTGACTGGACAGAGTCACTTGTTGCGTTTCGAAGACCCACTGTCCTGGGTATCCTTGCCGTTTGGCAGTATCTTGGTCCCTAGCTTGACCCATTTGTTGTACCAACCGGCGATAGTCATTTGGCCTTTGTCAGGCAACTCCGAGTTGTACTCCAGCGGAAACTCTGCATCGCCGTCACCTGAAAACATACGCGTTTTCATCGGCCTTCGCAGTCTCACTGACCTTACAGCCAGCCTGCGTTCTCTTTGTGCTGACATATACCATATCTCCGACAGCCGGAACGTCACATTATTGACTAGTTGGCCACCAAGCATGACGCTAATGTGACTCACTACCTCCTTGCCGTCTCGTATCTCCATTATAGGATCAGCTTCATGTGCAGTGACTATCAGATGCACATTATGCTTTGCCGTCACGCGCAGCAAGCCCGTCAGCACCTTTAGCATCAAGGCATTACGGGCACCATACGCGGACTGTCCTGGCTCTTCGATTGTCGGTACGAAGCCACGCCTGCCCGCGCCAGTTCCTCTCTCTATTGATCGCTGCAACGCCAGATACACCAAAGCCGTAGCTGAGTCACACACAACCGTTTCGATGTTCTTATGTTCCGCAAGTATCTGGTCCATCCCGAACGGATTGTCACTCAGCGCGTGCTTGAACAACTCTTCCGCCGACAGCCCCGACAGATTAGCGACATGCACATCTGAGCGATGCGCGACCGATACATGCTCTTGATCCCCGAACGACAGCCACAGCTTATCCCCCGGCGCTGTGGCTGCAAATGAGGTTTTGCCGCTAGCTGCTGCTCCCCAAAGCATTATAGCCATCCTCTTAGCGATCTCCCGTCCAGACTGCACCGTCACTGGACCTACTTTGAATGGCTGCACCATAATCATTCTCCGTTTGACTCAGACAGAGGCACGCCCTCCGCAGCGTCAGCAATACGCTCCAACGCTTCCGCCATACGCTCAACATCGAGCAAGAAGTCCCTGACAACATGAGCGAACGCCTCGAACAACGGCGCACGCTCAGCACCTTCCAGCTTCACAGCAGCTTCGACGGCGGCCTTGAATAGTGCATCGTCCATAGCCATGCCCGGCTCCTTTGCGTTAAACATTAGTCGTCTCCGATTGCCAGTTCCGATGGACTTGATCTTGCTGACACCATCTCATGCCACTGCTCGATCCGGCCTTCGAACGTGTCACAACAGAAACTTAGCAGTGAGCATGGCCGGAAGTATCTGTTGCAGCTATGCGTATACCGCGGCGTATGCTCGTAGTCGTCCTTATACTGTTCATACATCTCTGCCGTATGCCTGAACCAGAACGCCCACCGCTGGAACTGCTCACCAGTCCTGCTTACAGATATCGGCCACACGTCTTCGCCTTTACCAGTCGGCTTGACCTTGAGTCCGATAATC